GGGGGGGGGATGTACAAAGGCGTAAATATTACGCAATCAGAGCGACACGAAGCCGGAAAAAAATGGAAGGCAGGGCTTGAATAATCCAATAAGTCCGAAGCAGGAATATGGGCAGAAATAGCAGAATAACCATAAAGGAATTATTACCCGCCATTAAAGGAAGCCGCGCTTTTATTTCCGTAGTTGCAGAGCGTTTAGGCTGCGACTGGCATACAGCCGACAAAGCGATAAGGCGTTTTCCTGCGGCAATACGTGCGCTTGAGGATGAAAAAGAAACCGCGTTGGATTTTGTCGAGGGTAAAGCATTCAGCCGGATAGCAGAGGGCGACGGCGCGATGATACGTTTTTATCTTGCTACAAAAGGAAAAGCTCGCGGATTTACCTACGACGAAAAAGCCGACAAGTTTACAGATGAAACCGACACGGAATTAACAATTAACATTGTGGACGGTGTAAAGAATGACGATTAACAGCGATACTATTTTTGCGCATGTTTATAATTCTGTATTCCGTTCAATTATGGCGCATGAAAAAGAACGCTACACCTTTACGGGCGGGCGCGCTTCTTGTAAATCGTCGTTTATATCGCTTTGTATTGTTATTCTCATTGTTATGTTTCCGCGCCTTAATGCGGTAATTTTGCGGCGTTACAGCCGTTCAATGCGCTATACGGTTTTTGAACAAATAGTATGGGCAATCGATAAATTAAACCTACCGCGAAGCAACGGAAAAACACCAGGCTTTAAAATCCCGAAAAGCAAAACAGCCGCCCTGCCTATTACATACATACGGAAAAACGGCGCGGAACAGCAGATACTTTTTGTAGGCATTGACGACAGCGACCGTACGAAATCACTTAAAATATCATCCGGCTATATCGGCATTTTGTGGGTAGAGGAAAAAACCGAGGTTGACCCTAACGAATACCGACAAATGCGTATATCAGCCCTGCGCGGCGGCGATAAGTACTGGATTTTTGAAAGCTACAACCCGCCGAGTGCAACGCGCCATTGGTGCAACACGGAAGCGCGGCAAGACGACCCTAACCGTATTGTAATACATACAACTTACTTAGATATACCGCCCGAATGGTTAGGCGACGCGATTTTACACGAAATCGAACAGACGAAAGCAAACAACCCGCGCGCTTATGATAATATCTTTTTAGGAATCGCAACAGGCACGGGCTTAAACATCTTTGAAAACATCGAGCTTAGAACGATAACCGACAGCGAGATACAATCCGCTGATAACACGATACAAGGCGTTGACTGGGGCTATTATCCCGACCCGTTCGCCTATGGGCAGATGTGGTACAATCCGCGCAAACATGAACTTATGATTTTTGACGAGCTTTACATGTTTAAGGCAAGTAACAGGCGCTCATTCGAGGCAGTGCAGGAACGAATGAAAAGCCGCGGTTATAACATCACACTTGACCGCATAACAGCAGACAGCGCCGAGGAGAAATCCTGCGCGGACTGGCGGAACTGGGGCGCGGCATGCAAAGGCGCGGTAAAAGGTCCCGGAAGCCGCGACGCGGGCTTTAAGTGGTTGCAGGGGCTTGCAAAGATAATCATAGACCCCGCGCGCACACCGAGAGCGGCGGACGAGTTCACGCTATATGAGTATGAGTTAGACAAAAAAACGGGTGAGGTTATGAGCGGTTATCCCGAGGGACAGCCCGACCACTACTTAGCGTTAACGCGATATGCAACGGAAACTTACTGGCGGCATGCAGGCGCGTAAAAAAAACTGACTATAAAACTATAGGACTTGAATTATTATGTTTGAAAAGATAAGGGGCTTTTTTATGAATCTTTTGGGCTTTTTTCGCACATATAAAATGGACGAGTTAACAGGCGTTCATACAAATATATCAAAGCAGATGTACGACAAAATCGATTTATGGGCACGCATGGCAAGCGGCGACGCGCCGTGGAATTGTGAAGCTAAACCTTGCGGCGTTTTGGATCAGATAGCCGGGCGGCTGAATATGTTTGTAAGCCGCGAAATCGGGCTTGAAGTACCAAACGAGGCAATACGCCCTGTAATGGAACACTTAAACCATAATGTCGATGTACTTGTTGAATACATCGCGCTTTTAGGCGGCTGTTTAGTACGTCCGCTTTACGCAAACAGCAAGCTACAATATGAGGCAGTCCCGCTCGGACACTATCTGCCATTCCGCTATGACTTTGACGGCACATTGACAGGCGCGGTTGTTCTTAAAAACATTATCGACGGCGAGAAACATTACATACTTACAGAAACACACGACTTTGACGGCACAAGTCATTTTGTGCGCTGTAAGCTTTACCGAGAAGAAAACAATCTTTTACATGAGGTATCGCTTGAATCATGCAACCAAACAAAAGACCTAACACCCGAGTATGTTTGGAAAAACTGCAAACGCCCTATGATTGTTGAGTTCAGAAACCGCGCTGTTAATAAGGTTGACGGCTCACGCGTACCCGTTGCGATGATTTGCGGGGCAGAGGACTTAATAGAGAAAGCCGACCGACAGTTTGAAAGAATGGACTGGGAACAGCGCGGCGGCGAGAAACGCATTTTTGCGGATCGCGATATGTTCGCAAGACGGCGCGGATTTTATGATAATAAGGACGGCGTTGTACAGGCAGAAGTAACGCCGATAACGGGCGACCTTAACCGGCTTATCGTTAAGATTGACGGCGACGGAAGCGCGCAAGGCGAGAAAATACACGAATACAGCCCCGAATTAAGAACGACACAGCAAAACGAATACTTGCAGCAGATATTTAGACGTATCGAGTTAACTATGAATATAGGCAAGGGCTCGGTATCAGACTTAGAGAGCGTACAGCAGACGGCTACGCAGTACAGCGGCGGGCGGCAGGAACTATACGCGATTATCGATAAAATCGAGGACGAAATAACAGAAAAGTACACGCGCTGCGCTGAAATATTCGCATACATAGCGGCGGCTTGGGGCTTAGGCGCGAACAATCCCGAAATCTATATAAAATGGAACGACGACCAAACGCGCAAAGACATTGAAAAGGCAAAACAGCTAGCCTTGCAGGAAATCAACGCGGGTGTAAAAAACAAATGGGAATACAGGCGCGATTTTTACGGCGAGGACGAAAACACAGCGAAAACAAACACACCCGCCGAGCCGGTATACGATAATCCGTTCAGCTTAGGAGCATAAGATGGTAACAAAAAAAGCGATAGCAAAACGAATGACCGCGGAAGAGAAAAAAGCCGTTATTGCCGTAAAAATGGCAGTAAATAATCAGCCGCTTAAAAAGCGCATTGGTTACGCATGGCGGATTATTTGCGCTCGGTGGTAAAATGCTTTCCCCGCGATACCTTGACGGTGTAAGCGATGAAATAGCGGATATATACGCACAGCTTGAAACCGACATCTTGTCTGATATGGCGCGGCGTATTGCGCGCTTAGGACGCATAACAGAATCAACCAAATGGCAGGCGGCATTACTTAAAGAACAAGGCGCGCTTCATAAGGACATAAACCGTATTATAAAAGGTTATGCAAAACCAATACGCGACGAAATAACAGCTGCATATAACGACGCGGTTGTTAAGAGCATACGCGCTGATAACATGATTTTTAAGGAAGCGTTAGGACATGGCGTTTCTGACAGATCCGCGCAGCTTATGCTTGCGAATATTCAAAAAACCTATACCGATTTATCAAGGCTTACACTCACAACGGCGGCGACCAGCGAGGCAAAGTTTGTTAACCAGGCAAACGCGGCATATATGCAGGTTGCGACAGGCGCTTTTGATTATGACACGGCAATGGAGAACGCCTGCCGGAATCTTGCTAAAGACGGCGTTACGGCGATACAGTATAGGAATGGAACGCCCGTACAGTACACTATAGAAGCCGCCGTGCGTATGAACATTTTAACGGGTATAAATCAGACAGCCGCAACTATCACAATGAATAACTGCGAGGAATTGGACTGCGACTTAGTGGAAACATCCGCGCATATCGGCGCGCGCCCCGAACATGAGGACTGGCAGGGCGAGGTTTTCAGCTTATCCGGCAATAATCCCAAATACCGCCCGTTTTCTGTTTGCGGGCTTGGAACGGTAACAGGTATTTGCGGCATAAATTGCAGACATTCGTTTTATCCGTACTTTGAGGGCGAGGAATCGCACTACACCGAAAAAGAACTTGACGAAATGGCAGAGCAGACCGTTACATATAACGGGCAGGAAATAACACGCTACGAGGGCGAGCAGAAATTGCGGGGCATAGAGCGCAATATAAGACACTACAAGCGCGAGGCAATGACACTAGAGGCGGGCGGCGTGGATAACACAAAAGCGCGCGCTAAACTCGGAGAGTGGCAGGCGCGGGCGCGGGACTTTACAGAGCAAACCGGAATACAGCGCGACAGGGCGCGTGAGTTTATCGGAACGGAAAACGGCAAACAGCCGAAAGCGCTTAACCCATCGGCTATGGATTACGAGAAAAATAATAAACTCGCCCATGAAATAAAGCGGCTTGATAATTCACGCTCGAAAAAAATAGCGGGTATTACTCCCGGCGCGGTTATGGATTTTGACAAAGCCAATCACGAGCGACCGAATCCGAACTTTAACAAAGGCGGCGGCTATCGTACAAACTGCCAAAGCTGCGTTGTTACTTATGAAATGCGTCGCAGAGGTTACGACGTGCAGACGCTCGCAAATAGCGACGGCTCAATGCTCAAAGTATTATCGCGCGATACCTCGCTTGCATGGGTAGATAGAACTACAGGAAAACCGCCGACTTATATTATACCGGGGCAGCCGACCGTAAAAAAGACTTTTAATTATCTGCAAAATGAGTTAAAATCAAATAACCGTTATACAATAGAGTTTGCTTGGAAAGGCAGAGGCGCGCACATTGTACACATTTTCAAAAGTGGTGATGTGCTGCATATCTACGACCCACAGACGGGACAATCATTCAAGGGCGCGGAAGTACTGGACTACTTAAAACGTGTTAGACCGTCAACCGTGCAACTAATGGATGTTGAGGCGTGCGATGTCAACCTTAACGTAATAAATAAGATTATGGAGAAAGCAAAATGACTATAGAACAATTTGCGGCAGCGCAGGAACTCCCGGAAATTACCCGCTATACGTTGCCAAATAAAAAGCACGTTTACCGATTGCACGACGGCGACGAAAACGCATGTGTAGGCTTGCCCGTGTTTGCACTCGAAACCGCGGGCGGCTGGCGACTTGCCACAGCTAACGAAACTTTGACAATTATGGACACCGTTTACGGTACTAACGAATAATACACGCCCCGCAAATTGCGGGGTTTTTTATTGTACATAAATGACTATAAAGTCGAGGTATGAAATGGGAATTACGGCAGTTATCAGCCTAAGCATAACAGCGGCGGGATTTATCGGCGGGATTATTACAGTAGTTGCAAAGCTTGCAGAGCGTTTTGGCAAAATGGAACAGCGGTTACAAACAGATGAGGAACTGGCAAGAGATGAACGCGCAAAGCGGCACGAATTAGCAGTAAGACAGACAGAGTACAGCGCGACACAATCGGCAATTATGGCACGACTGGACGCTATAAGCGAGGACTTAAAGGAATTAAAAGAAGCCGTTAAATCCGGTAAATGACTATAATACCGGAGGCAATTATTATGAAAATTGTTAAACGGTATTTATCACCTAACCCTTACAGCCGCTCACAGCGCAAATTACAAAACCAATTAGCGGTTGTAATTCATTGGACAGCGAATCCGGGCGCGGACGCTAATCAAAACAGAAACTTTTTTGAAAACAAAAGCAACGGTAAAACCGGCTACGGCTCGGCTCATTACATCGTCGGGCAGAACGGCGAGGTTATACAGTGTATACCCGAAACAGAGGTTGCTTATCATTGCGGCTCAAGCCTGTTAGATCCGGCAAGCGGCAAAGTATACACCGACTTAGCACGCGCTAAACTCGGCGAGTATGCGAACGACCCGCAATTCCAAAGCCCGAATAATTGCACGTTTGGTATTGAACTTTGCCCAGTAGATAACGACGGCAATTTTACAGAGGCAACACTTAAAAGCGCGGCTGAATTATGCGCGGCAATTCTCAAAAGATACAATCTTACAACAGACGACATTTTAACACATCAAGACATTGTAGGCTGGAAAGACTGCCCAAAAAACTGGGCAAAACAGCCCGAGAAAATGGCGGACTTTAAAGCCCGTGTAGCGGAGTTTGCCTAATGGAAGATATAGGATTTAAGGCAAACAACGCGGAAGCAAACGAAACACAGGAATCTCAAGTAAGTGTACAGCCCGAAAAGAAAAAAGGTTTTGCAAGCATAGCGAGCCTTGCGGGGCAGATTTTCGCGGCGGCTTGGGTTGCAGTATGGAGCGGCGTTAAGTTTGCGCAGGATTTACAGGCGGCAAGTATTCAAGATTTTATTTTTTCCGGCTTTGCTATTGCGGGCTGTTTCTCGCCCGTGTTCGTTAATATGGCAATGGATAAAATAAAGGATATGAAACTATGTGGTACATCGTATTAGGTTTGGTTGCGGCATTTTTTGCCGCCGTCGCTTGGGG